GCCTGTATTAGATGTAGTATTTATTGATGAAGCACAAGATTTAACACCTTTACAATGGGCCATGGTTGAACACTTTGCAACAACATCTAAAAGATTATATTTAGCCGGTGATGATGACCAAGCAATTTATAGATGGCTTGGAGCAGACGTTGAACGATTTATAGATTACCCCGCAGAAGAAATAGTTCTTCCAAAATCTTATAGAGTCAAAAAGAAAATCCAAGACTTTGCTCAAGAGATAATTAAAGTTACTAAGAATAGGATAGAGAAAACTTGGGAACCACGGGAAGAAGATGGCGCGGTTAAATACCACCAAAAAATTGATAGTATTGATTTTTCTAAAGGCAACTGGTTACTTCTTGGAAGAGATAAATTTATTCTTAATAAGTTGGAGGAAGCGTGTCGTGATCAAGGCCTATGGTATGAAAAGCAAGAACATAAAAATATAGTTAAACCTATCGCGCAGAGGATGTTTAATGCTGTCATTGGTTGGAATAATTTAATGAACGGTGAAACGGTTGATAAAAAAACAATTAAAAAAATATTCTTCTATAAAAAAGTTTCAGATAAATATGAAGAACAACTAAAAACCATACATGATAGTCATCTATATGATTTAGATACTTTAAAGGTTTTATTTGGTCCTTTTAGTATTGGTGAATGGCATCAAGCATTAGACAAAATTAATTTACAAGATCGTGCATATTTAATGAGACTTGGATTAGGCGATGAAGATATTACTATAGCTCCTAGAATAAAAATTTCAACTATTCATGCTGCAAAGGGCGGCGAATGTGATAACGTATTACTAACGACCGACATGAACATAAAGACATATAACTCATATCAGAAAGATTCTGACGACGAACAAAGAGTATTTTATGTTGGTGCAACCAGAGCGAAAGAAGAACTACATGTACTATTACCACAAACCACTATGCATTTTAGGTTAGCGTTATGAAAAAGAAATTTGATCCTGTTAACTTTCCATCTCACTATAACAAAGGCGATATTCAATGTATTGATGCTATTAAATCCTGCCAAGGCTATGGATTTCGATACTACTTACAGGGCTCAGCTTTGAAATATATTTGGCGCCATGAGTACAAGAAGAAACCTGTTGAAGATTTAGATAAAGCTATTTGGTTTTTAAATAAACTAAAGGAACAATATGAATAAATTTGTTTACAATGCGCCTACTGAATGGACGCCGCAGGAATATTTTCCTGACTTGTCTAACGAGAAGCTAGTTGCCATTGACTTAGAAACTTGTGACACAAACTTGTTAACTCACGGTTCTGGTTGGGCCACTGGTAATGGTTATGTAACCGGTATTGCCGTAGCAACTGCAGATTGGGAAGCTTATTATCCAATTGGGCATAACGGCGGTAACTTAGATAAGAAAAAAGTTTTAAATTGGTTTAAAGGTGTCGCTAAACTCGATTGTGATAAAGTGTTTCATAATGCGTCGTACGATTTAGGGTGGTTAAGAACTCTAGGGATAACGGTCAACGGTAAAATCCATGACACCATGATCTCAAGTGCACTGATTGATGAGAATAGATATTCATTCACACTAAATAGTTTAGCAAAAGATAAATTAGGTAGAACTAAGAATGAAGATTTACTTATTGCCGCAGCCAAAGAGTTTGGTGTTGATCCTAAAAAAGAAATGTACAAATTACCCTCAATGCATGTTGGAGAGTATGCGGAATACGATGCACGGCTAACGTATGATCTTTGTGTTTTCAATAAAGAAGAAATGGAAAAACAAGAACTCCAGGGCATTTATGATTTAGAAACAAGATTACAGCCATGTTTAATTGATATGCGAGCCAATGGAGTACGTGTTGATTTAGGAAAAGCTGACATTGCTAAGAAACAATTAGCAACTCGAGAAAAAGAATTAATGTTAGAAATCAAGAAGATATGTGGTTTAGACATAGAAATCTGGGCCGCAGCATCTATTGCTAAAGCATTTGATAAATTAAATATTCAATACCCACGAACTCCGAAAACAGAAGCGCCTAGTTTTACAAAAAACTTTTTACTCAATCACGAACATGAGATTGCTAAGAAAATTGTAGAAGCAAGGGAGATAAATAAAGCTAATACAACATTCATTGATACAATATTAAGACATCAGCACAAAGGACGTATTCATTCTGAGATTCATCAGATGAGAAGTGACAACGGTGGAACAGTAACTGGAAGATTTAGTTATTCAAACCCTAACTTACAACAAATTCCTGCGCGTAATGAAGACATAAAAAACATGATTCGTAGCTTATTTATCCCAGAAGAAGGAATGAAGTGGGGAACATTTGACTACTCACAACAAGAGCCAAGATTAGTTGTTCACTATGCATACTCTGACGGCCTTGATGTAAATAAAATCATAAATGGATATCGCGAAGGCAATGCTGACTTTCATGAGATGGTTGCAGAGATTGCACAGATCCCAAGAGGTCAAGCAAAAACAATTAATCTTGGATTATTTTATGGTATGGGTAAAAACAAATTAATGAGTGAGTTGGGTATTGAAAAAGAAGAAGCTGAAGAAATAATCTCAATTTATCAAAATAGAGTACCGTTTGTTAAACAGCTTACCTATAATGTAATGGACAAAGCATCGGCTCGTGGCGAAATTCATACATTACTAGGTCGACACTGTCGTTTTCCTTTCTACGAATCAAGAGAATTTGGTAAGAAAGGTTTTTATAAAACAAGGAAAGAAGCAATTGATGCTCTAGGCCATGGTAATTATAAACGTGCTAATACTTACAAAGCATTAAACAAGTTAATTCAAGGATCTGCAGCTGATCAAACAAAAAAAGCAATGGTAGACTTATATGAAGAGGATGGTATCATACCTCATATACAAGTGCATGACGAATTAAACATATCAGTTGAAAACAAAGAGCAGGCACTTAATATAAAAACTAAAATGGAGAAATGTGTAGACCTGAATGTGCCAAGCAAAGTTAAGTATGCGTTGGCTAACAGTTGGGGAGAAGCAAAATGACAAGAAAAAATATTGTTGACGTATCTTTGTGCCCTAGTTGTCAGCGTCTAACCACAATGAAGAAGATTAAAGAAGATAAATACTTCTGCAGAATCTGTCATGGAACTTTTAAACAATTTAAAAATGGTAAACTAATTTACATTCCGCTCGCTGTGGCTGATGCAATAGAAAAAACTAAAGAACAATTAAAATTTGAATTTGAAATGGACCCACAACTAGACATGGGAATGGGCGTATCTTTTGAACCAGATTTTGAAGAGGACCTTGACAAAGACTAAATAACCCCCCATATTATATATATCAGTAGCTTGATAAGTGCTGACACAAACAATTAACTGCTTAAAAGGAGGGTTATTATGACTTTTGACTTATCACCATTATTACGTTCTAGCGTTGGATTCGATGCATTTGACAAGATGTTTGACAATATGTTCAAACATGGCGACACTGCGACGTCTTATCCGCCCTATAATATAATAAAATCAGACAACAATTACACTATCACCATGGCTGTAGCCGGTTTTACCGAGAAGGATATTGATGTATCCGTTGAGGAGAACGAGCTTATTATCAGTGGTGAAGTGCCCAAACAGGAAGAAGAAGTAGAGTTCCTGCACCGTGGCATAGCCGCACGTAACTTTAGACGGACATTTAGACTAGCTGAGGCCATTAAAATTGGTGATGCAAGCTATAAGGATGGTCTGTTGCACATATACCTCGAACGTGAGGTTCCGGAGCACCAGCGCCCTAGAAAAATTAAGATTTCTTCTTAAAATCTATTGCGTTAAAGACTTCGCCTATAATGGTGGAAGGCCTGCCGTCGGAATGATATGTTGCACAGGATTGTAGTTCTTCAAACTGAACACCATTCTGTAAGGCAACGGATATAATACGGCCTATTTCTGTTAAAATGTCGTGTCTCTCTGTTCCTACCTTGCCTCCACCATTTATCCAGACTTCTTTCACATCTTCTTCTTCAAAAGAAACTGCAAGTCTGTAAGGTGTGCCATTGGCATCCCGGATCCGAAAAGCGTATGCTGGTCGCCTATTTGCTAGTTCTTGTCTCATCAATGAAATTCACCAAAATTACAATTATGGGCCAACGAGCGAG